GGCAGATTCGGATCGCTAAGGCCTGGAGGGATCAGCAGGCTGGGCTGGAGGTTCAGCCCATGAGCGAGGGAGCAGCCCCATGAGTGCATGCGGCGCCAAGACCCGCGCAGGAGGAACCTGCAAGCGGCTGGCCATGTCGAACGGGCGCTGCGATATGCATGGCGGAAAGTCCTTGGCTGGCATCGCCGCTCCTGGCTACAAGCATGGCCGCTATAGTAAAGTGCTCCCGACTCGACTGGCGGCGCGCTATCAGGAAGCGATTGGTGATGGTGAACTGCTGGAGCTGCGCGAGGAGGTCGCGCTCACCGATAGTCGGCTGGCCGACCTCCTGAGCCGTGTCGACAGCGGTGAGTCAGGCGAACTCTGGCGGCTGCTCCGGCAGGCTCGCAACGAGCTGATAGCTGCTCGGCGGGGCGGCGATGCGCCGGGGCAAGCGGAGGCGATGAACACCATCCTCGACCTCATTGGTCGCGGCCATGCCGACTATGCAGCGTGGCACGAGATAGCAGGCGTGCTGGAGCAGCGGCGGCGATTGGTGGAGAGCGAACGCAAGCGGTTAGTGGAGATGCAACAGAACCTATCGGTTGAGCGGGCAATGCTTCTGATTGGAGCGATAGGCGGGATCATTAAGGCCCATGTTACAGACACGCAACAACTGGCACGAATCAGCGCAGACATTAGAACGCTCGTGTCTGCTGAGTCTAGCGAATAGCCTGACGCCGCGCGAGGTTGAACAGACCACGCATCCAGCGTCGACATCGCTTCTGGCATTCACGCAGCACACCAAGCCGGACTATCAAACCGGCTGGCATCATCGTGTTCTGTGCGACTACCTCGATCGGTTCATCGCTGGCGAGCTGCCGCGGCTGATGGTGTTCATGCCGCCACGCCACGGCAAGAGCGAGCTGGTCAGCCGACGCCTGCCGGCCTACATCCTGGGTCACGACCCGAACGCTACTATCATCTCGGCATCCTACAGCGCCGACCTGTCGAGCCGCATGAACCGCGATGTGCAGCGCATCATCGATAGCCCGCTGTATGCGAGCATCTTTCCGGAGACGCAACTCTTTGGCAAGAACGTTCGCGCAACAGCGCGCGGCTCCTACCTCCGCAACAGCGATATCTTCGAGGTCGTCGGCTACTCCGGCGTCTACCGCTCATCGGGCGTGGGCGGCGGCATCACCGGCATGGGCGGCAAGTATCTGATTATCGACGACCCGATCAAGAACCGCGAGGAGGCTGACAGCGCGACCCAGCGCGAGACGCTCTGGGAGTGGTACACCAGCACCTTCTACACCCGGCTGGAGAAGCAGGGCGCCATCCTCATCACCCTCACCCGCTGGCATGAGGACGACCTCGCCGGTCGGTTGCTGACGATGGCGGAGAACGACCCGCGCGCCGATCAGTGGACAGTGCTGCGCTTGCCTGCGGTGTTCGACCCTGCCGACCGAGATCCCGAAGACATCCGCGCAGACGACGAGCCGCTCTGGCCGGAGAAGTACGGCGTCGAGCAGCTTGCGACTATCCGCGCCACGGTCGGCAGCCGCCAGTGGGACGCGCTCTATCAGCAGCGCCCGCGACCGGCAGAGGGCGCGCTGTTCAAGCGTCAGTGGTTTCCGGTGGTGGACGCAGCGCCCAAAGGGCTCAAGTGGTTTCGGTACTGGGACTTGGCCGCCACCACCCACACCACCAGCGACTACACCGCCAGCGGCGCAGTGGGCATGGCCAGCGACGGTTCGGTGTTCATCCGCGATATGGTGCATGGCCGCTGGGAGTGGCCCGACGCCAGAAGCATCATCATACAGACGATGCAGAGCGAGCCGGGGGTGATCCACGGTGTAGAGGATGCGCTGCATGGGCTGGCGGCTGTACAGGAGCTGCGGCGCGAAAGACAGGTCTCTCACATTCCCTTTAAGGCGGTGCATGTCGATCGAGACAAGGTCAGCCGCGCGAATGCCTGGGCGCCGAGGGCGGAGGAGGGCAAGGTCAAGCTGGTGCGCGGCCCCTGGATACCGGGCTTTCTCGATGAACTCTGCGCGTTTCCGCTTGGGACGCACGATGATCGGGTGGACACGATTAGCGGCGGTATGGAGCTGATCGCGAAGGGCGCAACTCCGATAGCCTCGCCCGATGGTATGACTCGCCGCTCCCCCTGGCAATAGGAAGAAGGACACAATGACTATAATGCAGAGGAAGATACGACGGTACCTCGCGTGGCATCGCGCAGGCGGCTATTGGAGCTGGGGGCAGCAGGTTCACTCCACGCCGCTACAGGACTTTATCGCCTATCGTGATGAGTTCAGAAATAGGTGGTTCCAATGACCGATACAACCAAGAAGGCGGAGGCGTTCACCGCCTACGGCTCGACCGGACTCCAGCATGCCGGAGGCTACATCCAGGAGGAGTATCTCAACGAGCTCTCCGGCGATCGCTGGTGGAAGACCATTCAGGAGATGACGAACGATCCCACGGTGGCCGGGATCCTGTTCGCTATTCAGATGCTCATCCGGCAGACGCCGCTGACCGTGACGCCGTTCTCGGAGGACGAGGCCGACGCAGAGATCGCGGCGTTCGTCGATAGCTGCCTCCACGATATGCGCGACACGCTGGCCATGACGCTAGCCGAGGTTCTCAGCTTCCTGCCGTGGGGTTATGCGCCGCTGGAGGTTGTGTATAAGATACGCGGCGGCGAGGTTCGGCGCGACGACGGATCACCGAACCTGCTGCAATCATCGAAGCATGACGATGGACGCGCGGGCTGGGCCTGCTGGAGTATTCGCTCGCAGGATACCATCTGGCAATGGGACTTTGCGGATGATGGTGAGGCGATTGCGTTCTTTCAGACGGCGCCGCCGTTCTATCAGACGGTTCGCATCCCGCTGAGTAAGTGTCTGCACTTCCGAGCCAGCAGCAGGAAGGCGAACCCGGAGGGCGTGTCGATCTTCCGCGCGGCCTACCGCCCGTACTACTTCAAGCGGCGGATCGAGAACATCGAGGGCATTGGCATCGAGCGCGACCTCGCCGGTTTGCCGGTGGCCTACGTCCCAGCATCGCTGCTCTCCAGCGAGCGCACCGCCGCTGAGACCGCCGCCTACACTGCCATCAAAGGCATCGTCACGAACATTCGGCGCGACGAGCAGGAGGGCGTACTGTGGCCGGGAGACCGAGACGACAAGGGCCAGCGACAGTACGAGCTCACGCTGCTCTCGACCGGAGGAACGCGGCAGTTCGATACCGGCGCAATCGTGGAGCGCTACGACAGCCGGATTGCTATGAGCGTGCTGGCTGACTTCATTCTGATCGGGCATCAGCAGGTGGGAAGCTACAGTCTCGTGTCGAGTAAGACCAGTCTGTTCGCAACCGCGCTCGGCGCGTGGCTGGACACCATCTGCGAGATCATCAGCGCGCGGATACCGGAGCTGCTTCGGTTCAACGGCATGGACGATGCGCGCTCGCCGAGCGTGACTCACGGTGACATCGAGAAGGTGGAACTGGCCGAGTTGGGCGCATTCTTGACAGCGCTCACCGGCGCCAAGGCGGGCCAACTCTTCAGCGGTTCGGCTGGCCCGCGTATGCTGACCTACCTGCTGGAGCAGGCCGGCATTCCCGCGCCGACTGAGGAAGAGACCACGAAGGACTTGGAGGAGGAGCAGCAGCAGAAGGAAGCGGAGGCCAAGCAGCAGGCGGATCAGCTGGTGGCCATGCAGCAGCAGCAGGCCCAACCGCAGCAACTACCATCACCACCAACCCCTTCCAAACCGGAGGAGCCCGCGAAGGAAGCGCGCGAGCGTCGCAAGCGGGTGCGGCCGGAGGACATCGACGGTATGGCGGATGACACGGTGATCGCAGCGGCTGCGGAGCTGCTCAAGGAGATTGCGGCGTGAGCGACATTATCAGTACGAACCGAGAGATTGATGCTGCCTGTGCGAAGGCGCTTGGCAAAGCATGGACGCGCCCGACTCATGGGACCTGCTGCACCTGTCAGGACTGCGGATGGGACTACGACAACTGCCAATGCGGATACTCAGAGAACCCTGAGAAGTCTGAGCTATTGGAGAATGAGATCGAGCGGCGCGGGCTACAAAGTCGCTATGTTCATGAACTCATCCAGATAGTTCGGCCCGCTGTCGATCCTAGTGATGAGCTTCGTTTTATATGGCGACTCATTCGCGCTACACCAGAGCAGAAAGCTCGCGCCTTCCTCAAAGCTGTTGGTGGTGGTGATGGGTGAAGCGCTGAAGCGGCTGATCGCCTCGCTCCTCGAAGGGCTAGGCTTCCATATGGATGGGTTGCGCGGCGGGCAGACCACGGTGGACGACTGGCAAGCGGGCGTTGCTCAAGACCTCCTTGTTCACCACTACGCCGCGTACATGGAGGCCAGCGGAAGCGAGACCGTGCCGGCCAATGCGCGGGCGCGGCTGAATGCGATCGTGGCCCAGCAGGTAGATCGGCTGAATGGGTTCGCGGATAGCCTCGACGGACGCGACGTGACCGACGCCGACGCAGCGCGGCTGAACCTGTATGCCGAGGCGCTGAAGGCCAGCTACAGCATGGGCTCGACCGGCAACCCCGACCTCCCGGCCTACCCTGGCGACGGAAGCACGCCATGCATCGGTCATTGCGGCTGCTCCTGGGAGGAGAAGTCGGGCAAGTGGTATTGGACGCGCGGGAAGGCTGATAGCTGCGCTGAGTGTGTGCGACGAGCAAGCGCCTGGGCGCCGTACAAAGGATAGACAATGAAGCCATTCATCTCCTGGTGTTCCTGTCAGCGCGAGGTCGGTTTGACTGATGGCGCGGTGCTGATCATCGGCGGCTTTGAAGTGCGCCGCCCGATCACGCTCTGGTGCGCCTGCGGAGCAGCGACCTACTGGCGGCCGACCCGCCCGCGCGAGGACAGCGCAGCGCTGCCGATCTACGTCCCAGCGGCGGCGTGCTATACTGAGGCGGTGGAGGTATAGACTATGGCCACTATCCGCGCAACCAATGTGACAATCGAGTTATCCAGGGATGGCGAACACTGGACATCGTTCCCTGGCGGGACACTCGCATCATTCCCGGTAGGAACACTCGGAGGCATGGCGCTCTCATGCAGTCCATGGGCGGCGGAGCTTGCGGCAAGTCAGGAGCGGGCTGAGGTTGAACGCATCCGCGAGCAGATTCTCGAGACAATGCAGCGCCAACACCTGATCTCGCGCCACTACCAAGAAACTATCATGCGGCGGAAGATCAGACGCTATCAGAGGCAATTTCTACTAAGTTCTTGACAGAACACCCGATCATTTGCTATAGTTCACGCAGCAGCCGCCGGGGCGCGAAGCACCGCTAATGCAGCGCAACGCAGAAAGACGGCGCCGTATCTGTAAGCGGCTGGTAGCGAAATGGAGTAATCGGAAACTCGTCGGGTTATTAACCTGAAGTTGATGGTTCGAATCCATCTTCCGCCACCAATGCCGAAGTAGCTCAGGAGCAGAGCACTGTAAAGGTTCAGTCCCTACAGAGGTCGGGGGTGCAATTCCTCCCTTCGTCACCAATGCCAATGCAATGCAACGTTTGGTGAGCCGGCGTATCCTCCTGGCGATCGCAGGGCTGCGGAGAACCGGCTCACCGAAGACCAAGCTACCAATGGCGCCAATCCAGCGGTAACGTAGTTCCTCTAGTGGCTGGAAGCGGGGAACAAGGGCCAGCTCTTACAACTAAGCTCGCCGGAGCGATACCGGCATCACAGAGTTAAGCGCCTGTACATCGAAATGATGTACAGGCGCTATTTTTGATCTCTATGACCAACCCGACGCCAACCGATGTGCATGTTCCCGCGCCTCTCGGCGACGACGAGAAGCAGCGCATGCCCAGCCGCATGACCTTCCTCAACCGTCTGTACGCCGCGCTCAAAGAGCGCTGGAGCGACGGCGGCTTTCTGTCCGCCGAGGACTTCACCACCGTGTTCAAGTCGGCGCGCGGCCACGCTGGCGGCAAGGCCAAAGCCGAGGCGCGGCTTCAGATCGCCGCTGAGGGCGAGGACGTTCCCACCGGCTGTATCGTCTGTCTCACGCTCGATGCCGCGACCGCGCAGGCGCTTGCGGTTGCGAGCGGGCTTCCTCCGGAGGAGTTGCATCTGACCCTCTGCTTCTTTGGCGATACCGACACGCTTGGGCCAATCCAGCAGGCGGAGGCGCTGCTCGCCGTGCGCGATGCGGCGGCCAACATCGCTCCCTTCGCTGGCGAGCTCTCCGGTATTGGTCGGTTCACCAATGGAGAACAGGACGTCATCTACGCCTCAGTCGATGCTCCGGCCTTGACTGAGCTTCAGGATTGCATCACCGACTGTCTGGAGATGGCGGGCATGCCCGTCAGCGAGGAACACGGCTTCACGCCGCACATCACGCTGGCCTACGTCGAAAGCGGCATGCCCAGCCCGATCGACATCATCGAGCCTGCTCCGGTGTCCTTCGGAAGCATCGAGGTCTGGTTTGGGCCTGACCATATCACCGTCCCACTGCTGGGGAGCGAGCCAGCGGATGATGATGGTGAAGGGCTTCCTCCTATCCTCCAAGATGCGCTGGGAGCAGACGCAAGCGGCATGCCGTGGGAGTACCTCGCTGCGGAGGCCAGCTTTGCGCTTCAGTGCGCCGAGGCCCCAGCCTGGATACCCTACCTGCCGAAACCCGGCAGCTACAGTCATCCTCGCTACGGAACCATCACCATCACCCCTGAGCGCAATAGCCGATTTGTGGATAACTTCACGAACAAGGTCTATCAAGACCGGCTTCCCATCGACGCCGAGCATGAGACGAAGCTCTCCGGAGCGGTGGGCTGGATCACCGGCATGCGGGTGAACACGGACGGCAGCGCGGATGCGGCCGTCGAGTGGACAGACCGAGGGCGCTCCTTCTTCAAGGATAGCCGGTTTCGGTACTTCAGCCCCGAATGGTACGACGCCTGGGAAGACCCGGCGACCCGCACGACGTACAGCGATGTCGCCATTGGCGGTGCGCTGACGACGCGACCCTTCTTCAAAGACCCCGCGCTGCGACCGCTGTTCGCCAGCGAGCAAGGCGTATCGATACAGGACGATTCACAACCACAAGGAGCAGACATGTCTGATCAAGAGGTTCAGAACACGCAGAGCTTCGCAGAGCTTCAGTCGCAACTGGATCAGCTGCGAACCGAGAACGCCACACTGAAGCAGGCTGGCGAGAGCGCAGCCGAGCAGGCCAAGCAGACCGCCGAGCGGCTGGCCGCAATCGAGACCGAGCGCCAGCGGGAGCGCTTCACGGCGCTGATCAAGAACGACGGCGCTCGCTGGTTCGGTGAGACGACCGAGCTGGTCGCCGAGCTGGGCCGGTTCGCGCAGACGTTCGGCGAGCAGAGCCCCGAGTTCGCGTCCTACGTGAAGCGCCAGCAGGCGGTAGCGGAGATTCTTCGCTCCTCGGCTGCCTTCATCGAGATTGGCGGCGACGGCGGCGAGCGCACCGAGACCGCCGAGCAGAAGCTCGACCGGCAGGCGAAGGAACTGGCCGCCACGAAGGGGATCAGCGTGCCGCAGGCGTACACCGAGCTGCTGATCGCCAACCCGTCACTGTACACCGCATAAGGAGGCAGACTCATGGCTTACGAAGGCGCACAAATCCTGATCCCTGGTCTCAAGGCCAGCGCGGATCTCTCGACCAAGCAGTACTACGCCGTGAAGCTCTCCGGAGCGGGCACGGTCACCGTCTGCGCGGCCACAACCGACATTCCGATCGGCATTCTCCAGAACGCGCCGGCCAGCGGTGATGCCGCGGCTGTCTGCGGGCTGGGCGTGACGAAGATCAATAGCGATGCCGCTCTGGCGGCGGGCGCGCTGATCGGGACGGCGGCGGATGGACAGCTCGCGGCCTACGTTGCGGGCACGGATACCACGAAGTACATCATCGGGCAGGTGATCCAGGCGAGCGGTGCGGCGGGTGGCCTCGCAACCGCTACGGTCAACTGCTTCAGCGTTGCGCGCGGCGCATAAGGAGTAGATAGCAATGGCACAGCCAACCCAGAACTCCGTTCATGTTAATCGCCCGCTGACGATGATCTCCGTGGCGTACATGCAGGGACAGGATTCTTTCATCGCGGATAAGGTCTTCCCGGTGATTCCGGTGGACAAGCAGAGCGATCTGTATTTCATCTACACCAAGAACGATTGGTTCCGCGACGAAGCGCAGCCGCGCGCCGCTGGCACCGAGTCTGCCGGCAGCGGCTACGGGCTCTCAACCGACTCCTACAAGTGCGACGTGTTCGCGCTGCACAAGGACATCCCCGATCAGGTGCGGGCCAACGAGGATGCGCCGCTGAATAGCGACCGGGACGCGACCGAGTTCGTCACGAACCGGCTGCTCCTCCGCCGCGAGATTCAGTGGGCGACCGACTACTTCGCTACCTCAGTCTGGGGTACCGACAGCACGCCGAGCAACCTCTGGAGCGACTACACCAGCAGCGACCCGATCGGCGACATCCGCACCGGCAAGCGCACCGTGAAGCTGAATACCGGGTTCGACCCGAACACGCTCGTCCTGGGCTACGACGTGTTTCTGAAGCTCCAGGATCACCCCGACATCATCGACCGCTACAAGTACACCACGAGTTCAGTCATCACCGAGGCGATGCTTGCACCGCTGTTCGGTGTGGCGAAGGTGCTGGTGGCGGGCGGCGTGAAAGCAACCAATGTCGAGGGTGAGACGGCGGCCTACTCATTCATCCAAGGCAAGCATGCGCTGCTGGCCTACGTCGCGCCGCGTCCGTCCGTCCTGACCCCGAGCGCGGGCTACATCTTCGGCTGGAAGGGCGTGAGCCAGGGCAACGGGTTCACGGTCGGCACCAAGAAGTTCCGCATGGAGCACTTGGAGAGCGATCGCGTCGAGGGTCAGGTCGCTTTCGATAACAAGGTGGTCGCAACTGACCTGGGCTACTTCTTCGCCAGCGTGGTGAGCTGATGAACACGCACGTTGTCTGCAAACCCCTCCCCGCTGCGGATGGCGTCTTGCCGAGCGGGACGCAGGTGGATGCAAGCGATTGGGCGCCGCGTAAAGTGCAGGTGCTGATCGCCTCTCGCTTCCTGCGTCCGCTCGCTCCGAATGAGACTGACAATCAGCCTGCGGGGCCGAGACGGCAGCGCGGGCGCGAGGTACACCATGGCGAATAGACTGACCAAGGGCAAGGTGCTGGTGGGGGCGATCAATAACCTCAGCAGCGCCGAGCTGAACAAGCTGGATGGTATCTCTGCGAGCGGCTATCTGCTCCAGCATCAGGAAGTGACGTTTACCGAGACCAGCGGCGCCGGAACTTACACCGGTACGATGTCCATGCCTGCGGGCGCTCGCATCATCGATATGGGCTGCGACGGGCAGGCGCTCTGGAATAGCGCCGGGGCCTGCTCGCTGAAAGTGGGCGACGGTTCGGATGATGACGGGTTCTTCACCGCCACCGACCTCAAGGCGACCGACCTCCTGGCCGGCGAGATTAACAACCTGGAGCATCCTGGCGGCAAGGCGGGGGCCTACATCGCCAGCGAGCAGCGCAACCTGTACACCGCCGCAGCGCGCGATGTGATCGCGGTGGTCACCCAGGCCAGCGGCACCGGCACCTTGGGCCGCACGCGGGTGTATGTCACCTATGCGGTTCCGACAGCCGTAGCCGCGACAAAGGCATAAGACGATGGCGCAGCAGCAGAACCGCGAAGTTACGGTGTTTGCGAGCGCAGCGCGCACAGCTTCGGCTGATAGCGCGGATCTGACCAATCCCTACGCGCGGGGGGTGGTGGTGACGATCGACGCGACCGCCGCCACCGCTACCCCTAGCGTGGTCTTCACCATCAAGGGCAAGGCGAGCCTGTCGGGTAAGTATTACACCATCCTGGCGTCGGCGGCGATCACTGGAACCGGCACTACGGTGCTGCGGGTCTACCCAGGGCTGACCGCTACGACCAATCTGGTCGCCAGCGATGTGCTGCCTCCAGTGTGGATCGTCTCGGCGGCGGCGGGGGATGCTGACAGTCTGACCTACAGCGTATCGGCGAGCTACATTCTATGACCTGGAGCTA